TGGGGGAGCTGTCTTACCGAGCGCGGTGATAGACCCGGCCAAAGAGGTGATTGATGGTTTTAACGATGCGCTAATCGCATAGATCTTAAATTCAAAAACGCCTGGCGTGATGTCCAGAATTTCAAAATCACATGAAGGCTGCTGCGTGATTGTCCAATTGCTATTGTCCTTGCGCCATTGAACCTCGTAGTTGTTGATCCCTACAACGGGTTTCCAACTAGCGAGCACTTTGGCACGTACTTGACTTTGATATTTGTAAAGAGCTTCAGTGATAACGAGATTGGTCGGTGCTGAAGGGATAACGTTGAGATTCGAGGTGTCGAGCGGCTGAAGAGCGGAACCGTTCTCGATGTAGGCGTATTTGGAGGGGTTGTAGGCAAGTGCCGCAACTTGATATAGGCAGCCATCTTGCTCAGTTACACTAAGGACACGCCACAGTGAATTAACTAGATCATTTGTTTGATACGTCCAGATGCTATTGCTATTAGGCGCAACTGAAAAGGGCGACGAAACAGTGATGGCATTGCCTGACATGCCTGAGACAGATCGAGTCTCTACAGCGCCTGTCGGAAGAATCACCGACAGGGTGGGGGCGCCGGCCATTGAGAGATCCGTGGAATCATCCAGGGTGATCACCGTGGTCGTAGCCGAACTGATACGACCACCGCGACGAAATCCAGCTCGCAGCGGGTCCGCGACGCTGATGATCTGCCCGGGACGCACCATGACACCAGCGTCGATGGATGTGGTGAAAGTGATAACTTCGTTCTCGTACTGCTCTGAGTAAAGGAGCCAGCGGCCTAGTCTGTTTGCCTGCCCACGGCTAGTGCATGCAAAAGCAGCTACTTGGGTTGTTACAACACCGTACTTGGCGATAGCTGTTTGATCTTCAACAACCTCGTACGCAGTATCTCTAGTTTGGAGATTGAGGTAGCTGACTACAGCAACCGTGGGCCGGGTTTTTTGACTGCTATTGCTGTAGCTGAAGCCGTTCTCGGTGGTGTTGGCCCTGGTGAACAGGAACGAGGGGTCGGCAGCCTTGTCTTGCGCGACTGTCAACGACCCGATGCTCCAGTAGGGCATAGACCTGAACACCGAAGCGAGATCGTTGATCAGCTTGTAAGCGTCATCCGCAGTTTGGATGTTGACGTTGCAGCTGAATCGAGGCTCATAGCCTCCTAGTCCATTGGGAACACCATGCTTGCCAGTTATCTTGTTGTAGTCGTTTGTGGTGCCACTGGGACGAGTATTAAGTGCGCTGCAATAAACCGATGCCGTGTAGAAAGACCATTTGTCTAGTTGAGCAGCGCTGATATGATCACCAAATCCATACCTTTTTGACGTTAAAAGATCGAAAAGCACCCAGGCAGGATCACTACACCATTGTGCTGCACCAAATGTGCCATTCCAGATTCCGGTGTAGATCAGAGCGCCGGTCTCGGTGTCAACTGTGGCGTTGGAAGGGATCGCAATCTTGATGCCGCGGATTAAATAGGAGCGGTTCGGGATGCTGCTGAACTGCTCTGCATCAACTCGCATCGCCACGAGGGCGCTGTTGGGATAGCGCAGCTTGGCGTACGTGAGCTCGGTGTAGCTGCTCCAGGTGAACGTATTAGCAAGTCGGGTATCAGTGCTGTCTGCTGTGAGTCGAGTAACTTTGATGTCGACTGGAAAAGCGCCAGTTAAGTTTATGAGATAATCTCGCTGATATTGGTTGCCTGTTCTGCCTGTGATTGTGTCGGTTTTAACGTCGGTAAATCCGCCGCCATTGTACTGTACTGAGATCTTTAACTGAACGCTTGCTCCATTGATGTCACCATTATCGGCGGCATACTGCAAGGTGGGCACGGTAATTGTCACTCGTGCAGCATTAACGGCTGAATTGGTGATCGTACGGACCAGAGGCGTGTCTTTCTGTACTACGACACCAACAGACAACTCGTTTGAAATGTCAGCTGTAACCGGAATATGATCCTGTGTTTGGGTGCCGTTGCGAGTATAAACGGAAACGTTCTGAAAGTTAAAGCTATTGTCTGTGTTCTGAAGCGGAGTATTGTTAATGAAGATCGACTTATATCCATTCTTCAGTCCTTCAATTTCACCCTCAGAAATCAAGTCAACAAGCAGCGCATACTGAGTTGATTCAAGGTTGTCAGCGGCGGTGACTGGAGTGTGCTGCTGAACAGAGCCTCCGTCTTTGCCGCCCCCACCACCACTTGCACCGCGAACAGGAAAGCCGTCGCTGCTGAGGCGTCCGCCGCTGTTTCTTACCGTCATACCGCCACCTGAACTGTGTCAATACCGGCGGAAATGACGATAGATCCTACGATGGTTTCTCCATAGCAAATTGGAACGGGAGTTCCCTGTCGACTTGTATTCTGAATGCCGCTAAAACTAAACGTTTTTCGTGGATCTTGTGTGCTGTCAGGACCAGTTGCAACTTGCGGTACTGGTGAAATTAGTTGTGCTACACCACCAAGAACCAAGGTAGCACCAACGCCAACAATTGCAGTGCCAACTGTACCGATTCCCGCAAAACCGCCCAAAGTTACACCAGCAGAAGCAATGGCTCCAATACCCATAGTCAGTGCAATCAGCGCCACTCCAGCAATGATCCGACCGACCGCACCAGCTCCTGCAAGAACGGGGGTGATCCTAATTGTTTCTTGGCCGATAGGGTTATGTAGGTCATCCGAGGCGATGTCTTCGCTACCAAGGCTTACGCGGTAATACTGGTCAGCCATGTGGGCCTCAAGGTGAGGCCAATTAGTCACTAGAAACCGCACGGCCTCGGCAGCTGAGGACACATCTGCTCGAAGAACACGCTTGCCGATGAACTTGGCGAGCCGGCCGTAAAGCCTAATTTCACGAAGCATGACGTAGCCTCCTTCCTGTGCATTTTAGGAGCCACCCACCGTACAGATCTCGGCTGCTAAGCCGATCTCGGAGATGGTGAAGAATGATCTGATCACCCAGGTAGACACCGACGTGATTCAGGCCTGAGCTGTTGATGCTCATCAGGACGGCATCACCAGCTTCCAGGTCTTCGTCCTCGGTGAGCTCACGGAATCCGGCCAGGTCCCAGGACTGATCGAAAAGCGGTGCTTCGTTGAACTCCTCTGGTGTGACCGGTCGCTGAAAGTCCATTAAGGCGACGCCTTGCTCGGCGTACCAGTCGCGGACAAGGGTCCAGCAGTCGCTGACACCCCAGACCCATGGGCGGCCGATCAGCGGGGCGCGGTAACCGGTGGGGCTGAAGGGGCCACCGATCGCGTCCAGTTTCGGGTTGATGATCCACCAGGGCAGGTCACCGCACTCGAGGGACATCAGATCCGCTTGGCTCGGCACTGCGGGACTGGTCGGATGGCTGTGGACGACAGCGATCACCTCGCCAGCGTCTTCTGCCGCCGCGTAGTCCAGTGGATCCAGGATGAACTGATCGGTGCTGAGTGCGAGATTGTGGCAAGGCCAGTAACGTTCTCGGCCTTTGACGACAACCACGAGGCCGCAGGATTCCTTGGGGTCCTCAGACCTGGCGTGATTAAAAGCCGCGGACTGCCAGGTCATGAGTAGTAGGTTCCAACGCCAGGGAAGCTGCCAAAAGGCAATGAGCCCTCAGTTGAGCGAAAGACGAAAGAAGGTGAAGTATTAAAGGTGTAGGTTGCTGATGAAGGAGAGGCCGGGATAAAATACAGATCGAGTGTGTAAGAAGACGGGCGTGATGGTGCCGCAGGAGGAGAGGCAAGAGTGATGTAAGCCGAGTTAAATCCGTATGCCGGGTAAACGCCAGTAACAGTAGTGTCAACACTGTGAGAACCGAAGACCCTCATCCCCACCACGATGTTTGATACATCTGTCATCGTGATGCGGGGAGAAGATAATAACGTGAGGTAAGGGCCACCAAACCAGCTAAAACTTGCCTGTCTTGTAAACCAGTAAGGCCTTTGATTGAGAGTAACTGTATTGCTGCTGATTGAACTAATAGTTGTACCCGAAGGGATGTACGTTCCAGATACACTGGCTCCTACTGTCAAGCTGGATCCTGAAGAGACAGTTAGTGTTGAGCCGGTAGCCGAAGCGGTTCCGGTTTGAGTCGCGACCGTTGATGCTGTGGCGTTGGCACTTAGCGTGATCGACGTAGAACTGTTGATAGCTGTGATAGTGGTTCCACTGGGGATGCCAACTCCGAATACTGGCATCGTCACTAGCAGGGATGACGTATTTGAAACGGTCATTAAGTTACTATTTCTGGTGGTTGAGCCTGTGAGCGGGATCGATTGAAAGCGTGCTTTGCAACTGCTCAGACGCTTGCCACAGACATCGGCGGCGGGTGAGGTCACCGGTTGATCATTTGCGTCAAAATAAGCTGTACCGGTGTAACTACATTCGGCTGCCCTTGAATAGTCAAAACTGTTTGTAACGGCATTCCACTGCCTATATTGCCACTGGCAAATGGAGCTAATACACTGTCGTTTTGGGGCACGTACACCCTGAAGATCGAAGGCTGAGGCGAGCTCGAACTCGACAACATCACGAGTTTCAGAAACTCGCCTGTCGATGTAAAAAATTTCAGGAGGGAACATCGCCGTACTATCGGGCGTTCCGTAGGGGTTAACGTTACCGGGGAAATTGACCGCATCGATGTAGCGGGCCAGCGTGCGAATGCGCGTCACCTTGGCACCTTCCATGCCACTGGGGAGCGTAAGGAGTAGGGCCGTGATGGTTCCCATCAGGTTGGACACGCGGATGCGCGGCCGTGGAAGGGTACCTTTGCCGCTGTACTCGAAGCCGTCAGCGTCGACGGGAAAACGCAGGTAGGTGTTGCCTCCCCAAACGATCGCGCCGTTGGCGTTGAGATTGGTACCGGCATGAAATCGATAAATGTCTGACACGCCGTGTTGAAGAACGTTCAGCTGCAGCTCAAACAGTTCGATGATCGTGCTCGGGGCGATCGCTTGGAGGTCGGAGAACGGAACCGTCATGGCTCAAACACCTGCGAGAACTGGGTCTGGATGCGGCTGACGTTCGGTCCGAGGAACTCGCGGGTCCAATTTGGGCAGACCCACTTGAACTCGGTGCTGCTGTCCGGTGGCGTCCAACCAAAGGACTGAGCGTCTGCGGCCCGGGCGTCCAGGAAGGCTTCAACGATCGCAGCGTCAGCGTCCTTGAGGATGAACTCGAGGTCGTATTTTTTGGGGTTTTGATGCAACCCTACGGTTATCCTTTGTTGATAACCATCACCGAACTGAACCATGCGGGTCTTGGGTTCGGATTTTTTAGTAATTGAATACGTTGGTTGGTAGTCAGGGAAAGTAGCCATTATGCGAGCAATCCTCCTGGGCGTTTTTGTTTTACAAGTTCGCTCTGAACTGCAGCAGAAATAGCTCGGCCAAGCTGACTGGCCTGGGTATTATCGCCCTCTACTTTAGAGCCTGTGGCGTCAACATTCACGACGACATTGATGCCTCCTCCGCCCGCTCCACCGGCCATGACACCGAGGCGTCCGTCGGCGCCACGACGCAGGGGCAGGATCGCTTCTGGGCCGGCCTCGCCCATGATTCCGCTACGCATGGCCCCACCGTCAGCGAAGCGGAACATGGTGGGCCGGGCGGCGAGGGCCCCCCGGGGGGCAGGGG